TATTGGATACGCCTCATATTTTGTAGGTTTAAAAGTTGCATACAGCAGCAAATCCTATAAATTTGGTATTGGTACAAATATGTTTAATGTGATTATTGATGCTGATAATAAACTTTTTGCACCTTGTCTAATGCCATTTATTTTCACTGAAAAGTCATTCTATTCAAAAAAACAGCAGTTCACTTTCGGATTACTGGCTGGCACTCCATTCAGATTAAGTGTTCCCAAACAGTTTAATGATTATGAATATTCCTTTTCATATTCTTTCGGATTAAATGCTGAATTTACCTATAGTATTAGCGATTTTTCTGGCATCACTTTCGGAATTACTCCAACCTACCTTCATTATAATGCTCATTATATTAATGGCATCAAAAGTGATAATAATGCCAAACTCCCGTATTCTTCAATATTAATTCCCATACACTTAGGATTCAGCTTCAAACTATAGTTAAACGACATTATCAACATAATGCGTCCAGCTATTCCCATGTTTTATGCTTTTCTTTAATTCTCCATTGCTCCATTTGAAATGCACTTCCTGTTTATTTTTAATAGCATGAATTATTTTTGACGTTTGGCTCTCGTAAGCTTTTATCATAGCCATAGCATAGTTATCGGGCTGCACATTTTTTATTCCTGACACCTGTCGCAGCGCCTCTACATGTGCGGCATTCATTATTTCCTGATGCGGTATTACTTCGGTATGCCTGGGTAGGTCCATAACAGTAGGTATGCCCGGCGTTATAAAAGAAGATCCTGAAGGAAGATTTACTAATTCAGGGCCGCGTTCGCCCACTATAGCCGGGCCGCCAGGGTGGTTATCTGTGCCTTGCCAATAATGTGGTATAGGCGCCGTAGCGGCAATGACTAATTGTGCAGCACCCTCTGCCGCAGCAGCTATGGCTAATGGAGGCGTAGCAATTAATTTAGAAACTTGTTCGGCAGTATTTAATGTGATTTTAAATATGGTTGATGCCTTATCATATATAGCCTCTTGCTGGTTTCTTTTTCTTGTTTCTGCATCCAATTTTGCATCCATTGCCGCTTGTTGGGCCGAAAGTTGAGCGGATTTTTTTTGTTTCTCATCATCACTGATTGAACTATTATTAATGGCATCTATTTCCGCTTGGTATCTGGCATCAATGGCTGTTTTTTGTTGTGATATGTTATCAATCTGTTTTTTATTTACATTATCAAGAACTCCAAATAATGCATCAAAGGATGCTTCTGAAATTCCCTTGATAGCATTCGCAGTATCTTCAGCTTTTTTCTTTCTTTCATCTTCTTTGTCCTTAAAATATTTTACTCTGCCATCCGTAAGTTTATTTTCTTCATCATTAAGATTTTTTTCTATTTTAATAATTTCGTCAGCCGTTAATCCACCTGCATTTAATATTGCCTTATATGCCTCAATTTGACGTTGAGCACTATCAATAGCTCCCTTATCTTGAACTAATTTTATTCGCTGCTGCGCTTTTTCATATGATATATTTCCATTTAAAAAATTCTGCTGTATTAAATCAATATTATCCCTGGTTTGGCTATCTATTTGAGATTCGATTTCCTGCATCGATTGTGAAATCTCCCGCAATGTTTCAATGCTTGAAGATTTTATAATCTCAGATTGTTCTTTTGCTGCATTACTCCAAATAGCACTAACCTTAGATGCATGCTCGGTTTCAATGGCCGATTCTTGTGTAAGTAATGCATCTTTATCAAGAAGTAATTTTTGTTGCTGCTTCGTTCGTTTGCTGGCATCAATTTTCTCTATTTCTTCGATTTTGGACAGCTTATTTTGAACCTGGGCCAATTCAACACCGCTATCAAGTTCATATAAAGCGATCTGATCATTTACATATTGACCATAGGCAGCCAGACGCTGGTCAAGGCTATTTTTCTGATTGTCGGATATTTCCTTCTGTGCGGCCGCATCAGCCTCAATTTGGGCTTTATTTAGCCGGGCCTGGGCCTCAATAAGATCATTGCCGGAAGAAATTTCTGCGTTTGTTGTATCAACAGGCCTGCCAGATTTTTTATTATCTGGACTATTATTCAATAATGAATCAATATTTTCCTTATCCTTAGCGATTTTTGAAGTCAGACCATGATATTGGGCATAAGCCTGAGTATATACATCAATTAAGGCATTCATATCCTTTTTAGAAGTATTTGCACCTTGCGCTATAGCCTTTGCATTTTGTTTCTGAAATTCATTAATATCTTTTTGAGAAGCCCTTACCTGCCCTTTCATCATAGCATCGAATTTTACAAAAGCATTTACGGCATCCTGCTGCTGCTGCAGGGCCTCCTTTGCATCGGCCATCTGCTTATATAATGTCTTTGCCTGTTCTTCATTAACGTCCAGTGCAATTTTTCTTTCTATAGCTTCAGTAAGTTCATCATATGCATCTTTTGCTTTACCGGCCATGATAGCCTCTTGTGAAAACCCGGCAAATATTTGGGGCCATTGATCGATCATTTCCTGTGCCGCCCGTTTCCGGTCCTTCATGGAATTATTTGTATCGGTAGCCGCCTTGTAGAGTATTTCGGCGCTGGATGCCGTTTCAGCCGCATTTTCTTTCGCTGTTTCTGTTGCTTTTTGCGTCACATCATTTAATTCTCTTTGGTTTTCGGCCATTTTGGCTGCGGCAGCAGATCCGGAAAATAAAGATTTAGCCCATGCAGTTATTTGATCGGAATATTGAACAAGGAACGTAACACCAAGTATTAATAAAGTTTGCCAGCTAAATATTGCCCCTCCTACTTCTTTTAATGCTCCTCCAAATCCTTTAGCCTTACCCGTCGTTTCGTCAATTTCTTTCGCTACTCTTTGGAATTGATCAGCGAACATTGGTAGGTTATTAGATAGAGAAAGTATTCCCGTGCGGCCACTTATAGCGAAGTTTGGAAGCTCTCGTAAAATCTGATTTGTTTCAAATAAGAGAGCATTATAATTACCGACATTTCGCTGGCTTTGGCCTACCGCCTGTTCAATGCCTAAAAGTTCCTTATGAAGCGATAAAGCCTGTTTACTCGCATCGCGAGCCTGTATACCCATCTCCTTCAATTCATTTGATCCGGCTTGACCAGACCTTTGAAGATTGAAATATTCAGCGGCTAAAGTTTTTGCATTTGCAGCAGCAGCATTATATTCTATCTTCAATTGTTCATAGGCATCATTGTTTTTTCTTATTTGCGCCTCCTCCTGTGCTTTTTTCCTGTTTATATCATCAATGGCCTTTTGTAAAAGTCTTGCTTGCTTAATGTTGTCTAATTGAGCCTGATTTTCCTTATCATATTGATTTATGAGTTCTTTTGATGCGGCTTTGGCCTGAGCTTCTTTTTGCTTATTTATTGTATCTACCTGTGCTTGTAACTTTTTTGTCAGATTAATATTATCTATTTGGGCTTGCTGCTCATCATTATAAGATTTAATTAATTGTGCAGAAGCTGCTTTTTGCGCATCAGCTTTTTGCTTTATAGCATTTATTGAGGCTTGAATATTGGCTGTGGTTATTTTATTTGCATCATTATTCGCTTTTATTTCAGCATCAGAAGCTGCCTTTTGAACAGATAGCAATTCCTTTGTGCCAGCTATTTCCAGTTTTCTCATTTGTTGCAGCTGCTGGCTAATTTTTACAGCTGCGCCTTGCGCAATATTCAATTGATTTAGATTATCAATTAATTGTCGCGTATTGCCTACATTACCTACCTTACTTGTATTTGAAACCAAATTGTTTATCTCCACAATCTGTTTTGCAATAGCATCCAAAGCATCGGGTACCTGATGCTGAATCTGATCCAAAGCACCTTCACCAAGAAAATCAATTATATATTCTGAGGCCATTAATCATCAATTTGTGGTTTACGTTTCATATTATAGTATGCCATCATTGCTTTATACCGTGTAGCAAATTCAAAAGCCGTTATATCATAAGCCCGGATTTCATAGCCTGCATACATGCTTAATGCAAAAAGGCATTCTGCGAAGTGCTCATAGGTCGGTTTTGCTGTCTTTGTGTATAATTTATTTTCTGCGTCTTTTTGCTGCAGCTTTAGTACCCAAAATTTGCTTCTTGTCACCACCCGGGAAATGTCTCTATGATATTCTTCCGGATTATTACAATCGAATTTGAAAGGATATCCATGCTGGCGAAGAATATCTATTAATTCCGGATAATGCTTTTTGCTTAAAATCTGAATAATATTGTGTACCAGCATGGTCTTTGTTCGCAAAACTTCTGTATCCATGCTTTCTTCCATCGTTGCAGAATACCTGCTATCCAAAGCATCGGAATATTCCGTATAAATATTCAGCCACGCATTAATCAGTTCCGACACGGGAGGATTCCCATCCTTTATAAGCAATTCCAGCTTTTCTTCTATGCAAATAGTCTGGAAAATGTTAAACGGAAGTTCTTTCGCCGATGTGTAAATACTCCACGACTTCAAGTCGCTGGAGGGATTCGTCGTTTGGTTCCCGGAATCCGAGGAATCCATTTTTCGTTTTAACAATAGCAATTTCTTCGAGCCCCTTTTCCCGGGCGTGGTTCCTTGCGTTTTCATAAAGGGTCTCCCTTCTTTGTTTTTCGTATTCGCAATATTGACAGCTCATATTATTTGAATTTTACACCGGTTTCATATTCTATCGCAGCGGCCAAATCGGGATATAATACATTTTCCCGATACTCATTTTTATTATCTGCATCAAGACCGAAAATCCGCCCAGATGTTGGTTGATTTGTTGGATTCCCATTTTCAAAATCCATTGCATGGCCAGTGGTATTGATATCATATTTATCTCCTTCAATATCTAACTTCATATTCCGGAATGATTCACCGGTTAGATTCATGTCATACCGGCCCTCATTTAATGGGTTTTTCTCCATCTTCATTTCTCCATATCCCCTCGATTTCCTCACATCAGCATAATAGGGCAACTCTGTTCCATCTCTGCCAATACCCCCGATAAGCTGATTCTGGTTTAAGGAAACAATCTGTTCAGATGAAGCGATGACAATATCCTTCAATTTATCTTTTATACGCAATTGGCGCCATCTTCTGGCCATTTCTGCTACAGATATTCCCATTTGATTTTTATTGTAAAAAAGGGGCTGTTTAAGCCCCTTTTATCTGTTATAGGCTTTTATGCCTTATTTGCTGTCGGTTCCTCCTCTCGTTTGCTTGATTTTGAGGGTTTTTCATCCGTTTTTTCAGGCGCTTTTGGTTTAATGCCACACAAACCGCAGCATTTACGATATACAGAAGCAAGCATAGCTTTACGCTCATCCAATGGCTTATTTTTAAAGTCATGATTGAGACGATGCTTTACAAAATCTTCCATAGTTTGCCTGGCAACCCATTCCGCATTATAACCAACGCCTTCATATCGTAAGGTTTTCATTATGCTGCAATTTTTATCGTTTGAGATTCAAATTTGTTTCCTTCAGGACTAATGACATCGGCAGTTGCTAATACGGACGGAGCGGCAAGGCTTATTGCCAATTGCTGGCCCCCGGTAGGATAATCGGGATCTGAAGTACTCAGTACCAATACAAATCCAACAGATGACGGGGTCACTGAAGTGATAGTAATGGCTGCACCGGTAGATGCGTTCTTTACTACCCACAATGAGGGAGAAGAAAGTTCCGTTGCAAATAGATCTACCAAGGCAGCACTACCACATCCGGAAAGCAATGCCAATGTTTTTGTACCTGCAGGAGCACCAGAAGGTGTAAGATTCTGAATGGATACATCCAGCATTCCCAAAACGGATTTCAGTACATCAAATGGCTGATCTGTTTCCAGCACAAAACCGAACCGGTCATTAAACTGACCTTCATCGGCCAGGTTAAAATTGATTTCATACATAGCCGAATTGCTCCCATCAGCAATTTTAGCTTTAGGGACATATATCTGGCTTAAATCATAGCCTCCGAGGGTAGGCTCTCCGGTAGTTTGGTCGATAATAATGGTGCCCATTACGGCCTGCTGCTTGTCTATGAACAGCACATCAAATTTGTTTTCCTGACCTTTGAATGAACGCAGTTGCGTATGGAAGCATTTGCTGCCATTTTTTACCCGGAAAGTCCATTTGTATCGTCCGTCACGGATAGCAAATTCATCGCCATAGCCAAGCGTTTCATTGACTACATCTTCACTGTTATCCGTTACTGCAACAAACCTCCCTATAGGATAGATACGTGTCTTTTTATCGTCAGCATTAGCCAATGTTTGTAGCGTATTCTGCCAGTCTGCTACTTCTGAAGCTGTAAATCGTTTGCCCTTTGGCACCAGAATGGCGCCAATAAATTCCTTCGGGTCGAAGGTGCATGCCGGAATACCGGTATTTAGGATGTTTGAACCACAGTTCAATCCGTTAATAGTTGCCATGTTTTGTTATTTGTTGGGTTGCAAAATGATTTTTCGTATCTTATAATCAAAGAGTTTAATTCAATAGCATCCAAGAAATCGCCGAAAATGTTCGCCCGGTTGCCCATTTTACCTTCCACACCCCAATAGGGGCGAATTATCTTTGAATGAGGGATATCATAACCTTTGAAGTACGGATAAGTGGTAATCTGTTCGATTAGTTCATCGTAAATTACTTCCAGGATTGGGTCTATTACTTCCGCATATCGATCCGCTGATTTGTATTCCGATTTGGTGGAATAGCAAATGATAAGCGATAGATTAGCGGTCGTTATATCATCTTTAATCGTTTCACGGATATCTTCAAAGAGCGCTATAAGAGGATATTTCTTGTTATAGAAATCAGGTGATTTATCGAAATTTATAAGTGTATTAGCTATTTCCGCATAATGCCCGTGCTCATAATGAACTGTTTGAATGTTTGCATCATATTGCTGCAGCTTCGCCAAAACGTTATCTTCAACCTTTTCGACTATTTCCCGGAATGCTTCTACGATTTGTTTATTCATATCCCGAAAACGTTTAATTTACACCTGATATCACGACATGATTTCTCTATGTCGAACTCCGGATACGCTTCCTTATTATCGATCAAGTATCTTATCATTTTAGAAGACCCTTTTGCCATGATATTCCATGCTCTTACTTGTCGTGATCTTTCCGGAACCCGTATAGCGTTCTCTGTTTTTGTTGTTGCATCTCCGGCGCCGGTGGATATTATTGCATTGTCTCTTTGATAGTAAAAGAATACATACGCAGCAATAGGGGAGGGCTTCACTAAAAGCATATCTTTCAACGTAACGAATCTTTGCTCAGAATTGCTAATGCCTGTTTTAAACAGCTCATAGAAATCATTCCCCAAAATTTTTCCCAGATATTCCGGCTCATAGGTGCCGATGTAGCTGTTTAATAAGCTGGATACTTCACCCTGAGATTTTTGGGCAATTTTCAGTTCGTTGAAAAAGTATGATATGTCTATCAGTGAAGCCATTCCTTTATCTATTTTCGCTCAGTGTAATAGCCGGTACTTGCTATTTTATTAGTCCCGGTAGTAGTTATTTCAAATCGCCATTTTATTCTCTTCGATCCGGAAACATCCCATATCTTGGTATTTACGGCCTGATCGGAGAGAGTTAAGGTATCGGCCACCGATGTGTAATTAACACCATCCAGACTTCCTTGTAGTAGTACTGTTCCTGCTACTGTTCCTGATATCTTAGTACCTACATACTGAAGCGAGAAGTTACCGGTATTTGATGGAAGAGAATAGCTGGTTACATAGGTAGTCTGTGCATTCGTGTTGGTATCGGATGCCGGTATCATTACCGATTGGGCAAATGCCCCAATGGAAAATGACATAAACGCGATAAGAAACATTATAATTGGTTTCATTTTTCTTTTGTTTTTGTTTTAGGAGTTTGTTTTGAGATTGAATCATCTGCTTCCGATTTCTCAGAAGCAGATGATTGTTTTGTTTTACCATCTACAATGGAAGCGATTCCTTTATTGATAAGTATTTCAGCCGTTTCGGGACTTACGTTATATTCTCTGCCTTCATGCATTAGTTTGGGCCCTTCATATTCCTTCGGATATGATATCTCCACTTTAATCAATGCATTACTTGAAATTTCGGATAACGATGCCGCCAAAGGGCCATTATTACTTACGATTAAAGTTTTCTTTTCCATTATAGATGATTTAAAGATTTATTGAATTATGCTGCAATTGCAGTCTTAACGGTTGCGAAATCCGGACCTTTAACAATGGCAGATTTCATGATATCGGAGATGTAATCGTAATAGAACTGCTCCATTACAACTGAGAACCGGTTTTCAGCGAAATCGTTTCCATTATATCCGACTTTCACAAGGAAACCGCCACGCAGGATGATATTGTATTTTGTGAAATCACCCACTATTACGCTGTCATCTCCCATGTCCGGATTTCCTACGAAGTTCAGCCCGGCGAGCACTTCCGGCCGGTTAAGGTATTCTCCCTGAGTGGACTTCGTGATGCCCATACGGTACTTCTTGAATGTACTCATGATCGCAGCATTAGACATATTCCCCAAAGCAAGATTCCCGAATGTTGCATTATCAACCTGGGCGGCCATAGCTGCCAGAGCATCAAAATCGTTCACATTCGGAACGCCATCTGCACCTTTGAACTGCGCTCCGGTATTGTATGCCGTAGCGGCTGCTGTAATGTTTGCCAAAATGGAAGTATTCATACGATTGGTTACGTCTATACGACCCTTGGTCATAATGTCACTTTCCAGCCGTGCAAAATCCATGTTAAACTCCTGCGTAATGCCAATGAGTGATGCCTCCTTTTTGTACTCTGCGGAACGCAGCTTGTATGAATACTGAACCAGTGGCTTAGCAGCACCTTCCGCAACAATATCGCTGGAACCTTGTTTTGGTTGTTCTTCAAACCAAATGGCAAAAGGCATATCAAAGCCTGCCTGGGTAGTCCTGCACAGATCGAATATCCAGGGCGTATTTCTAAACTGGCTAATGATAGGGGCGTTACCACCAATGCGCAACAATGTGGATGCAGCCATGTCCTGCGTGATAGAAGCAACGTTTCCAGCATCACCAACACCGTCAATTGTAGCATGCGGACCTGCTGCCTTCTGCGTTTCATCATAAGGACGCATGACCATTTGGCCATTAGCTTTCATGTGCACCATAAAGGTCTTGGCGCCACTTCCTTGCTGATATATTCGCTTTAACTCGGGTTCAGCCTCTTTAAGAACCTGTGCAATAGATTTTCCTGTTGCTTTACCTGAATTTACTTTCTCTGTAAGCTCAGCGAGAGTTGTGCCTTGCTTTTCGGCAATGCCCTTCATTTCTGCTAGAGCACTTTCGGCAGACTTCTTGTATTCGTCAAACGCATCTTTTGTAACTCCGCCATTTTTCACGGCTTCTTCTGCAAGCTGCTTTGCTTTCGTCTCATAGGATTCCATCTCCTTTTTTATTTTCGTTGCTGCCTCTTTGCCTACTTTTTCAACAAGGGCATTGAATTCATTTTCGTTCATATCTTTTGTTTTTGTGGGTTAGTTAAGAATTGTTGTTTTGGATATTGCCTCGCTCACGTTGAACTTCTGCGGCTCACTTCCAGTGCCCTTGTGCGGCTGGAATGGAGTGCTAATCTTACTGAGCTGCGGCGTTATTTCATTTGAACCGAATAAGACAATGCTGCCTTCCCTGGATATCTTAGCTTCGCTAACGGCCCAGAAATAGCCATATTCATCTACATCTTGCCGGTTGAATATTGTCGGGTAAATCTTTTGATACAGGGCGTATTCTTCCTTCATATCCGGGTCATCTACTGCAAGAGCGAGGTTTACATACTCCATTCTTATGGAATGCTGAACCGGCTCATTATCCCTGTATGCTTTAAATGCATCCGGGTTGGTTTTGTCTGTCATGACTGTATTAAATACAAGTCCTTCTGTATACCCGTCCGCCTCTTGTCTCAATTGGCGCCATGACAAGGGCATTACGCTGGGAGTAACATCTTTAGGATATCCTACCACACTTCCGAGCCTGATATCGTGATCGGTCAGATGGAATATTTTCCCGGATTGTTCTTTCACTGTTTTATTCCAGATTCCGAGCAAATGCACGTCCTGATGATGATCGAATACCAAGCAAGTATTGATAACTGCCTCCACGGTATCGCCTATCTTCAATTCTCTTTCTGATGCAGCTTTTGTAGCCGCTGTTTTATAAAGAAAAAAGGGATTATTAGCGGTCTTGATAAAAGACTTCTTTAACCCGATAAGCTCTTGCTTATGCGCAACAAGGGCTTTTATCATTTCCTTTTTCGTAGAAAAATTTTGATCGAGTTCTTTGCAGAATATCATTTTGATACCGGTTTATTCAGTTTCTTAATCTTATTTTCAACGGCCTTTTTTATATCAGGAGACTTTGTTTTTTCTTTGGAAGCCTCAAGCTGCTTCTTGATTTCCTCCTTGCTCATTTGAATTTATGTTTTGCGCATCCGCATTATCCGGACGCAGTTCTGAATAATATTTATCCATGCCATCCCGCGTATCTTCTCCCAATAGTTCCAGCATGCGATTGAATGTGATAAGATCGTTTTTGTATTCTTCCAGCAGGGCCGCCCCTAATACTTTCCTGGCATTTGCCTGCTGTACTTTATTTGGCTGGAGAACTTCTAAGTGATTAAAGTCTTTATCCAAGCACCATCCTTTTTCTGTAAGCCCTAATGCGTATGTTAGCTGCTCATAATAGATGGTTGCTTCCGGTATAATGGTGTTCTGGTAAAGATTCACTCCCTCCTTATCCTTGTTGTTAAAAGTTGTTCCCTTATCTTTACTGAGTAGTTCGTACGGATATCCGGTCCTGTCACAGATGCGCTGAATGTCATCATGTATCTCCTCAAATAGCATTAAGTCCTTTGTCGGGAAACCTACACTCTGGACTTTTATTGCGGCTGTAGTGATGATGTCCGGTATCTGACCCTTTCTCAATCCATATCTAAGAAGTTCTTTACGCAATTCTTCTTCTTCGCTTTTTGACAATGCGATATTGCCAGAAACGTCGCTTTTTTCAGAGCTGAAAATGTTACGTGGCCCCCTGCGATTAATGAGCACATTCCTGCTTTCTAAAGCTCCGATAATGTTGTTAATCGGCATTTCCAGCGATCTGATAACGCTATGCGGGAGAAAATAATTATCAAAGGATAGGGTATTGCTCCTGATAATAATCAGGTCATCAAAATCAAGCTGGATGCGCGTTTGGCCATATGTAAAGTATATCCACTCAAATGGATTTTCCGACTGGCTTATTAAGCTTACATCCGATTTTATATGATAGTCCAGGAAGTAGGGGCAAACATTTATCAAAGAACTTATACTACTAAATCCAATTGGCCGAACTTTTAAA